ACAACATTTTTAAACCCTTATAATTTTTTCGGTTACAATGTCCGAATGGAGCTTTTGTCCAATAAAATGAATTTAAAAAATTTGCAAAATAGCTGGAATATGGAAGAATGGGTTTATGATACAGAAGAAGATGATTTAATTATTTTTCCTGCAGTTTTGAAGCATATGGTAAAAAATAAAGATAGTAATAAACTAAGGATTACTTTAGCTGCAAATGTTGAGATATTCTAGAGGTCTTTATTAGCTCCTTATTTGAGTGTATAATATAATTTCTAGAAATTAATAATTTTGTAGACTGACTAGACAGACGCTATAGAGACTACAAAATTTAACCGCTATAGAGGAGAAATATTATGGCAAGAACAACGTTTGACGGACCGGTCAGATCACTAAATGGTTTTTTGGGAACAGGTCCAAATATGGCAGCTTCAATAACAGGCACCGTTGATGGTGGAACTGATATTGCAGGCATTGATGCCTATCAAGGAAAAATTATACAGGTTGGAAACGCTGACACTGTATTTAATTTACCTTCAATCATAGACACGGCTGACGGAGCTTCAGCAGGTGGAAGTGATCCAGCTAATTTAAACAGAGTAGGAATAAAGTATCACTTTATTGTAACTGCAAGTTTAACAGCTGCTAACACTTTTGTTTTAAATGCAGGAACTGCTGCTGGTAGAACAACAGCTGATGTTTTCAGAGGAATGGCAATCTACAACAATACAGCAACTGATCCAGGGGCTGTAACTGCTTTTTCAGCAGGTGGAACTGATACCCTAACTTTAACTGCAACTACTAAAGGTGGGCTAGAAGGTGCTCAAATTGAGTGTCAAGCAGTCGATGGTTTAATTTGGCAAATAAGCGCACAACTAATTGGTAATGGTGCATTTGCTCAACCGTGGAGTTAATAATTAAATAGTGGCTCCTTCGGGAGCCACAAACAGTAGGAGAAAATTATGTCAGGTGGAGGAAGTTTTACATCAGATCAAGGAAGTGCCCATGCTATAGCAACAGCACAAATGGTTGTACAAAACAGAAGAGCTAGGCTTACATCTATTCAAGCTAAAGGTAATGCAAGTGGTTCAATCATTTTTAAAAGTGGTGGAGCAACTGGTACAACGATTGCAACGTACTTATTCGGAACTGAAGGTTTAGATATGTATTTACCTGGTTCAGGTATTTTATTTGTAGACGGAATACATGCAACTATTGCTGGAACTGCAGGTGTAACAATTACATTTACTTAAGATGAGCAAAATTAAATTAGCTTATACAGGCGGTAAATACGCAGGCAAAAAGTTGATTGATATTGTTAAAAGTTTAAAGAAAAATCTTAAGGCTAAAAAAGCTAAACAAACACCTAGTAAAAGAACTCTTTCAGCAAGGAAATCTAAAGCAAATGTTGAAAGAGCTGGACGAGGAACTAAATCAATTAAAGCTTACAACATTAGAGCGGGAGCTAGAAATGACAAGATGGTTCCTATCAAAAAACAGTCACAAAAAGGTAGTTCTTTTCAAACACATAGCGTAAGAACACCTGGAGCAAATTCTGCTAGAGGCATGGGTTTGTCAAGATACGGAAGTGAAGGTTCTGCATCATCTTGGAGATCTGATATGGACAGGTTTCAAGAAATACCCTTAGCTTCTTTTTTTAAAAAAAACAAAAAAGCGCTTGGTGGTGTTGCTGGTTTTAAAAGAGGCGGAGATAATATGCCTGCTAGAAATAAAAAGAATTTTAGATCCACTAAAAGTGGTGCAGGTATGACAGCAGCAGGAGTTGCTTCATACAGAAGAAAAAATCCAGGAAGTAAATTATCAACTGCAGTAACGGAAGATAATCCAGGTAAAAAAAGATCAGCACGTAGAAAATCGTATTGTGCAAGATCAGCAGGGCAAATGAAAAAATTCCCTAAAGCCGCAGCAGACCCCAATTCTAGGTTAAGACAAGCTAGAAGAAGATGGAAGTGCTAGTAAAAAGTTACTGGTTATTTTTAGATACCCTTCTTTATGTTACACTGTACTCATTATTTATTTTAGTAATAATAGGAATATTTTTAAAAACTATGATTGACAAATTTTTTTATTCGTTCTTTGGAGCATTAGATAATATATGGAATTTTTTTACTGCATCTAAGGATGATAGTAAAAAAAGGAGAAAAGGAGAAAAAGATGATAGATAAATTAAAAAGTAAAGCTATGCATTACTGGTCAGACCACAAGATTGAATGTCTTGTAGTTGTTGTTCTTGTTGTAGCTTATATTGTTAAGTAATGAATTTAGTAGATTTACTTAAAAAAAATATAGTAATGGTTCCGGTTGTAGCTTCGGTTATAGTCGGAACTTTTACAGGTGTTAGATATATAGTAAATCTTACAGATACAATAAATCAAAACGAATTAAGACTTACCAACCTTGAAAGAGATGTTGGTGTATTAGAAACAAGTATTACAGATATTAACACGAGATTATCTTCTGCTGAAGCTACTTGGCAGATGGCCGAAAATTTATACAGAACTTTAGCTGATCAAGTTAGAGAGCACACTTACGATATAAAAGATTTAAACAGAGAAATGAACTATTAAGGATTTATGCAACATGGAGATAGCCAGGATGGATTACAGATTTACAGCGATACTGATTGTGATGATGACTTTGTTAGCATTGTTTGGTGGACCTGCGCATAGCAGAAATGACTATCTTAATAATGGTACTAGTACCTGTAGCACTGGTGATGTTAGCGTATCAATCGAACAGAGGGACTCAGAGAATAGGTATAGACACTTTAATTCTGATAATAATTATGACAGCCCTTCTGATGATAGGTCCTTACGTCTTACTTTTAGACACTATCTAGGATCAGCCTGCACTGATGATTTTAAAAAAGTACAACAAGAGAATATGGAGTTAAAACAACAACTAGAATTAATGAAAATGTGTGGAAAAGTAAATAAAAACCCTACTTTAAAATACAATCCAAACTTCCATTTGCTGGTCGCAAAATGCTCTGGTATATTAGTGAAGGATGAAAATCAGGAAAGACCTGAAGGTAGTGCTTGGGATGACCTAAGAGATGATTATCAAAAATTACCTGAACACAAAGATAAAAAATTTATGGGTACAAAGGATATAATGAAGAATAACACATTAAAAACACCACCCAAAGATTATATATTACCATTACCAAAGCCTAAAAAATGAGCCAAGATAGACAAGTTAGATTTAGTGATACAACATCAGTAGCCATGCCAATTAAAAATATGATTGGTATAGTTGTTGCAGTTGCTATGGGTGTGTTTGCCTATACTGAGGTCACTGCTAGACTAACATCGTTAGAGACATCACGTGAATTGTTTCAAGCTGATCTTCTAAAAAAAAGTGAGCAATTGCCTACGGACCAAGAACAATACATGTTAATAGAAGATTTATATAAAACAACAGAGAAGTTAGAGAAAACTCAAGAACAAAATATGACTAACAAAGTTAATATAGAATTTTTAAAAGCACAACTAGAAAAAGCATTAGATGATGTTGAAAATTTAAAAGATAAAGTTAGGCGAAATGGAAATGGTACACACGAATGATTGAATCTGTTGTAGCTTTATGTATGTTTATAGCAGGAGAACTAACAGAGCATCGTATTCAACCTGCAATGAGTGATTGTTTAAAAGGTAAGCGAGTTGCAGAAAGATCTTCTAGCGATAACATAGAATATAAATGTGGTAAAGTAGAAGCAGAAATAGAAAAAAATATTGATGGTAGCAAAGCAATAAAAAAAATAATAGAATGAACCTTTCACAAAATTTCACTCTTCAAGAGTTAATCAAATCAGACACGGCTATACGTTTAGGGATTGATAATAATCCTAACTCTGATCAAATAGAAAAATTAAAAACATTATGTGAAAATGTATTGCAACCGGTCAGAGACCACTTCGGTAGAGTTAAAATCACATCAGGGTTCCGTACTATTCAGCTTTGCCAAGCTATAGGGAGTTCAGAAAAATCTCAACATGCAAAAGCCGAGGCGGTTGATTTCGAATGTATAGGAGTTGACAACGCTGAAGTAGCTGATTGGGTCCATATGAACTGTGAAACAGATCAGCTGATCCTCGAGTTTTACACACCTGGAGAACCAAATTCCGGATGGATACACGCAAGTTACATACCTTATCAACCAAGAAGACAGTTTATGCATGCTTATAGAGAGAATAAAAAAGTTAAATACAAACCAATTATAGGAAAGGCGAAGGACTTAATATAATGGCAATAGGAAGAGGACAAATAACTGCACAAATAAACGGTAAGTTAAGAGGGGCTAGAGGTGAAAAAAAGAAAAAACTACAATTTAAAAACAAACTTAATCGCAAAAAAGCTAAGGTCTTCAAAGTTTAGTCAAAAAGTGATACAATCCAAGAAATTGTACAACCGTAAAAAGGATAATAATGGCGACTTCAGGGACGACTACATTTGATCTATCTATAGAAGAAATTATACAGGAAGCCTACGAAAGATGTGGTATGACTACAACTAGTGGTCATAGTTTAAAATCAGCTAGAACTAGTTTAAATTTATTGTTTGCAGAATGGGCCAATAGAGGTATCCACTTATGGAAAGTATCCTTACATGAAAATCAATTAGTTTCTGGACAAGCTGAATATTCAGTAAGTTCTGGAGTAAGTGATGTTCTTGAAGCATTTGTTTCAACTACTGGTGCAGGCTCAAATACAACAGATACTCAAGATGTTGCTTTAACTAAAATTGACAGATCTGCTTATTCAGCACTTCCCAATAAATTAGCCGTAGGTCAGCCTTCTCAATACTATGTAGCTAGGCAAGATACTCCAAAAATATATTTATACCAAGCCCCTAATTTAAATACATATACTTATTTAAAGTATTATGTAATTAAAAGAATTGAAGATGCTGGATCTTATACTAATGATGCTGATGTAGTATTTAGATTTTTACCTTGTATGGTTGCAGGACTTGCTTATTATTTATCTATGAAAAATTCACCAACGCTTGTACAACAAAATAAATTAATTTATGAAGACCAACTTAAGAGAGCTCTTGATGAAGATGGTCAAAGAGCATCTACGTTTATTACACCTCAATCTTTTTACCCTAATGGAATATAATAATGGCAAAATGGGCAACAGGTAAAAGAAGTTTATCAATATCAGATAGATCTGGAATGGCTTTTCCTTATACGGAAATGGTTAAAGAATGGAATGGTTCTTTAGTTCATTATTCTGAATTTGAACCAAAACACCCTCAAATAAGAAGAAGACATTTTACTGCTGATGCAATCGCATTACAAAATACAAGACCACAACGATTTCAACAGCCCACAGATATTTCAAATATAAATCCACAGGCACCCCAAGATGATACAATAGTAAGTTCAGGTGGTTCTATGGTTGGAATAGCTAATTTATCATTACCCGGTCAATTTGCTTTTCAAACACAATACATAGAAGTAACTAGAGATGGAGTAACTTCAATTTTACATAGTATGATTCCACAAAATCCTTCTTTACAAAATAGAAGAAGACAAGCAGATTTAACTTTAGGTAACATAACAGTGAGTATTACATAATGGCAGTAACATATTCTAATTTTTTGACACAAGTAAGAAACTATACCGAAGTAGATAATAATGTTTTAACAGACGCAATACTTCAAGACTTCATAAGATCTGTTGAATTAGATATTGCTGGTAAAGTTGATTATGATGATTTGAGAAAATATTCTACATCCAACTTTACATTAAATAACAGATATCTAAGTTTACCCTCTGATTTAACTATAATAAGATCGGTACAAGTTATCAATAGCGGCACTAGACAGTTTCTAGAAAAAAGAGATACAAGCTATATTTCTGAATATAATAGTTCTTCAGCTACAGGGGTCCCTGCCTATTGGGCTAGTTGGGATGATTTTAATTTATTAGTGGCACCTGTTCCTAATTCAGCATATGAAGTACAAATAAATTATATTACGGACCCACCTCAATTTACTTCAACTAACGAAACTTTTATATCTAAATATCAAGAATCTATGTTGTTACATGGTGTTCTAACAGAATCTTTCAGATACCTAAAAGGTCCTATGGATATGTACAATCTTTACGAAAAGAAGTACAATGAAGAAGTACAGAATTTTGCCCTACAACAAATGGGTAGAAGAAGACGAGCGGAGTATGATGATGGTGTACCTAGAGTACAAATACCTTCACCTCCTCCAAACACAAATTAATAAGGAGAATAATTATGGCAATAACAACAAATGCAATCTGTGATTCTTTTAAAAAAGAATTACTACAAGGAAAACACGATTTTGATACATCATCTGATACTTACAAATTAGCGATGTATACAAGTTCTGCAACTTTAGGAAAGTCAACAACAAACTATGCAACTACAAATGAAGTTACTTCATCAAACTACACAGCGGGTGGTGGAGCACTAGTCAATCAAGGTGTAAAAGTTTCATCTTCAGTAGCTATTACTGATTTTGCTGATCTTAGTTTTCAAAACGTAACTCTTACTGCAAGAGGTGCTTTGATTTATAATACAACAACTGACGGTGGTACAGGTACTACTGATGCAGTCGCTGTATTAGATTTTGGAAGTGATAAAACTGCAACTGCAGGGACATTCACTATTCAATTCCCAGCATTTACTACTTCTGCTGCTATTTTAAGAATAGCCTAATAAAGGAATAAGATGATATGGCTACTGGATGGGGTAAGAAAACATGGGGTGCAGAATCTTGGGGAGACCTAAGCGATACCTCCGTTAACCTTAGTAGCCTATCATTAACAACATCAATTGGAACTGAAACAACATCTGCAAACGCTATTGTTTCAGTTTCAGGTATACAATTAACTTCTACTATTGTATCAGCAACAGCAGGGACTTCTGCTTTAGTTTTAGCTACTGGAAATTTAGAGTCTATGGCTGTTGGAAGTGTTTCAACACCTATTGGACAAGATGTTGCTGTATCTGGTTCACAATTAACTTCTACTTCAGGAACTGCAACAGTAGATGACACAACTTTGACAGGAGAAGGTTGGGGTAGAGGTGAATGGGGAGAGTTTGCTTGGGGTGATAATTTTTCAGTTCAATTAACTGGTCTACAGGCTTCAGCAACTTTTGGTAGTGATGTTACTGCATTTACAGATGTTACCGCTTCAGTTACAGGACAACAATTAACTGCTTCTTTCTCTCATCCATCTTTTTCAATTCAAATTGACCAAGATATATTTGTATTAGCTTCGGAAGATCAATTAGATGCGTTAACTACATCCTCTACAGTAACAGCAGATGCCAATGTAAGTGTAACAGGTATTCAAGCTACAATGTCTATAGGAACTGCTGTAGGTGGTCTTAAAACTCCAGTAGATGTTACAGGTATCCAAGCTACTATGACTTTGGGTTCTATAACCCTAATTCAATCAACTAATGAATCGGTTACCGGACAACAGTTAACAATGGCTCTTGGACAGCACGCAGATATACCAGGTCAAATTATAGGTGTAGGAGGGTTACAATTAACAAGCTCTATAGGATCTGTAACAGCAGAGGGTGCTGCAAACATTGATGTTACAGGCATACAATTGACAGCTTCTGTTGGAAGCCTTAATATAACAGCATGGGCAGAAGTAGATCCAGACGTAAGTAATACTTGGCGAGAGGTTGATCGAGCTGCTTAAATAAGGTAAAATTATAATTATTTAGGAGATAAAAATTTATGACATCTAGTTATTCTACAGATTTAAAACTCGAACTAATGGTGACTGGCGAAAACGCTGGTACATGGGGAGATTTAACAAATACAAACTTAAATGTAATTCAACAAGCAATCGCTGGTTTCGAACAAGTAACCTTATCAAGTGGTGGTACACTAGCACTTGTGATGTCAGACGGTGCGTTGTCAAACGCAAGAAACATGGTAATTAAATTTGCTACAGCTTCAATTGCTGCTAGCACAATTTGTACAATTCCAGATTCAATAGAAAAATTTTATATTTTTGATGCAACGGGTTTGACTAATCCAACTAACCTTACAATTAAAACTGCATCAGGTACTGGATTTACTTTAGACCAAGCAAAAATTTACGCAGCATATTCTGATGGTACAAATTTAAATGAAATTTCATTAGACTCTTTAGGTGGCACTGTTGCTGCTGCAAATATTTCGGGCACGATTGCAACTTCGCAAATTGCAGATGATGCTGTGACTTCAGCAAAAATTGCTGACGATGCAATTACATCTGCCCTTATAGCAGATGATGCTGTTGGTGCGGATCAACTTGCTAACACTGCAGTAACTGCAGCATCTTATACTACAGCTAACATAACTGTAGATGCACAGGGAAGACTTACTGCTGCATCTAGTGGAGCAGGCGGAGACGGAAGTTATGTTCCAAGATTAATTGCAAATGGACCTGCTTCAGGTAACTTAACTACACCAGGTAATGCATCAAAATTTTACGCTTACGTTTTTTCAGGTGGTGGAGGAGGTGGCTCACCATCCAATAGTAGATCAGCTGGCAGTGGAGGAGCGGGTGTTACTGGATTTTTTTCAGGAAATGCAGCAGCTTCCACAACTTATGCTTACTCCGTAGGAGGAGCAGGAGCAGGGGGAAATAGAAATCCTGTACCCTCAGGACAGTATGGAAACCCTGGAAGTGCTGGTGGTGCCTCGTCAATTACTGGTTTAGTTCCTGCAGTAGCTGGTGGTAACGGAGGCCAAGGAGCACCGGATGCCCACGGACCGGCTATGTCCCCTGGAAACCCTGGTGCGGCAAATCCCGCAGCGGATTTTACATTACCGTTTGGTTATTTAGCTGGAAACTCTATTGCGAACGCTGGTGGTAACTCAGCCTCTGGTGGTGCGGGTCATATAACATTTTTTGATGATGGGGGTCAATAATGGCTTACGTAATTGAATTAAACAACGAAGTAGTTAATTTTGCAGAAAACGAAACACAGAAAAATGATTTAATTCATTTTTTTCCACCCGCTGTATCTCATGAAATAAGTGATGAAAATTTTACTAAAATTAAAAAAAATTTAGCAGTAGTATCTGTTTCTGGGGGAGTTATATCAATAACAGAAAACGCTCAATACGCTACTGATGAGTTTGCGCCTGACGAAACTTCATTAAAACAATATCATAACGTATTAAAGGGACTACTAAAAGTTTATTTAAATGCTCATAACACTAGCCATTCAATTTATTCTGACGCACAGAGTTATTATAATACTTTAAATACTTTAGATTATTCAACATTAACTTTTCCTTTTATCGGGACTTGGGAAAAATATTGTGAAGATAACTCAATAACTTATATACATACTTTACAAATACCTTAATTAGTATACAAAATACTTAATGTTTGAAAACGTTATTAAATTTAAGGCGTGTAAAGAATATGTTGAAAACAACAAAGATATTTTTCCTGTACCGACAAAAACTAATATTCCGGAGTGGTTTAAAAAATTAGAGCACTCGGCTACAAATCAAACAATTAAGGGATGTATACCCTTTTTAGAAACTCTAACTTCAGGCTATCTACTAAAGATGCCAATAGATTATCTAATAGAACATAATGTGGATTTTAAGGATAAAAAACAAGCTGGTTTTATGACTGGAATTTATCCAGATAATAATTTATCTAATAAGATAAATATTAACTATACTGATAGACCATCTTCACATCCAATTAAGCAATTAGGGGGTAGTCCTTTAGTTGATAAAAATAAAAAACTTCCTTTTCATAAAATATTAAATCCTTGGCAAATAGAAACCCCTCCTGGGTATTCAACTCTTTTTGTACCTCCTTTAAATAATTCAGATGATAGATTTTCTATAATTCCAGGTATTGTAGATACTGATTCTTTTGTTAACACTCATGAAATTAATTTTCCAATCGTAATAAATGGGGACAAATACGAAACACTATGTTCAACAATTAAAAGAGGTACTCCTTATGTTCAATTAATTCCTTTCAAAAGAGATGATTGGAAGATGAAAATAGAAAACACCGAGGATAATAAAATAAGTGTGAATAAATTTTTTCAAGTTAAACATGTTGTTCATAATTATAAAAAAGTTTTTTGGCGAAAAAAATCATGGAAATAAGAGAAAGTGTATCAAACTACATAGTAACATTTGATAATGTAGTTCCAAATAAAGTATTAAATAGTTTTTATAAGTATTGTAAATATAATACTGATTTTACCAAGGCACAAATTATTGGCGAAAAAAAAGATAGATCCTCTGAAATAATTAATGAAAACGTTAGAAATGTTAGTAGTTTAAGATTAGATAAATATACTAATAGTCTTACTCAAATACATTGGGCTAATTTACTTAATTTTACTTTCTCTTATTTTATAAAAGAATACCAAATTATTTTAAATATGAACAATATTAGTTTTAAAATTACAAATATAGATCTTTTAAAATACCAAAAAGAGGGACATTACAGTTTTCATGTTGATGATTGTGAAGGTTATCATAGAACTTTTAGTTGTATTCTACTTATTAATGATGAGTATGAAGGTGGTGATTTATTTTTTAAAAATGTAGTAACAAAAGAAATAACTAAAATTAATAAAGTTAAAAACAGAATTATTATATGGCCAAGTAATTTTTTATTTCCACATAAAATTTCACCAGTAACAAAAGGAGAAAGGTTTTCGGTGGTAGCATGGGCAGTATAGGAAAAGACTTTAAATATAAAATAATAAAAAACTTTTTATCGAAAGACGAAAGGGATATATTAACAATATATTGTGAAATTAAACACAGAAATAACTTTAGTAGTTTTGATTTTGACCAAAGTAACAACGCAGACACTAGATACTATGGAGATGCTGTAATAGATTCATTATTAGTAAAAAAGAAAAAACTAATAGAAAGAGAATGTGGAAAAAACCTTTTAGGAACTTATTCTTTTTGGAGAGCTTATACTAGATTTGCTGATTTACCAAAGCACACAGATAGACCAGCTTGTGAAATAAGTGTAACAGTTAGTATTGGTGGGGATGATGTAAAGTGGCCTATTTTTATGGACGGTACTTCTATCAGCTTAGAAAAAGGAGATGCCGCACTTTATCTGGGTTGTGAAGTTTCTCATTGGAGAGAAGAATTTGAAGGTGATTGTCAGTTTCAATGTTTCCTACATTACGTAGATGCAGATGGTGAAAATAAACAACAGTATTTAGATAAAAGAAACAATTGGGGGCAGTCGTGAAAATAACCCAAAACAAGGACGGTAGTGGAGAAATTAGTTTTACAGATCAAGAAATTGATATTTTACAAAAAAAGAAAAAACTTATTTTACCTCTTCCTTTTTTAAAGGATTTTATAAACCTATTTATGGGCTTATTTTTTGAAATGCATAAAAAAATGGATAAAGATTTAGTAAGGTCTACTACACAAAAAGACAAAAATATAGATATAAACGAACCTAATAGTAAGGTTTAATTGTTGATTGCATTGAGGTATAATAGCCTATGCCTTTAACAAAAGTACAAATAGCACCCGGATTCAACAAACAAGTAACTGAAACAGGCGCAGAAGGTCAATGGACTGATGGCGACTTTGTGAGGTTTCGATATGGGCTACCTGAAAAAATAGGTGGTTGGGAACAGCTTGTTAACGCATCTTTAGTAGGTGCAGCAAGAGAACAATTTATTTGGGCTGATTTAGACGGCAGAAGATATGCTGCAATAGGTACAAATAAAGTTTTAATAATTTATTACGAGAGTTCCTTTTATGATATTACACCACTAGGGACAGCTATAACTGGATGCACATTTGATACTGTAAATACTTCAGCAACAGTTACCGTCAATAAGGCCGCACACACACTTCAACCAGGAGATTTATTTACATTTACTTCAGTAACTCCTCCAACAGGAGCAGGTTACAGTGCATCAGATTTTGAAACAAATACTTTTCAAGTGGTCACTGTTCCAAATAGTGATACATTCACTATTACAATGGCTAGCGCAGCAGGGACCACGGTCA